TTCACCAATTTGTGCAGTAGATGGTTCAGCTTCAATTTTAATATCACCTACTGAAGCAGTAGCGTATTCTTTTACATCACCAACAGATTTTGCAGCTGGTTTTACATCACCTACTTCAACGCCTTCTGGCAATTCATCTTCTTCAGTATAAAAACCATCTTGTGTTTCAACATCATCTGCTGTGTAAAGAACATCTTGTGTTTCTGGGTCATCAGCAGTGTATAAAACTTCTTCTACTGCGTCTTGAGTTTCTGGGTCATCTGCTGTCCAAAGAGTTCCAAACTCCGATGATGAAATAATATCTCCTGCTGATGGGTTAGAGTGTTTAATTAATTTATCCATTCCAGCAGCTTCCATTTCCTGTGCAATTACTCCTATTTGTTCCCAAGCCTTATCACCATATTGTCTTACATCATCTTTCTTTTTAAAGTTTCTAACTTTAACAGCTTTTATATCATCCCATTGTGAATTAGCATCTCTTATGTCTTGTTTAATTCTTTCATCAGAAAACGCACCATAAGAGTTATCGTGATTTTGAACATCACCATCTGAATAAACACCAAATCTAGCTGTTACATTATCATTTCCCCAATAAAAACTACTTGTATTGTCATCTGGTGAACGATTTTCAAATGTATTTTTTTGAGCATATAAGTTACCACTACTAGGGGTTATTTGATTATCTATTCCATATACATCATTAATTGGCATCGTATTAATTAATCCGCCAGTTGAGTTTATTTTTAGTTTTTGTGAGTCTTGAGTATAAAATCTTAAATGTGCACCACTATTAGAACTTCTTGTTCCAATGGTCATTCCATTTGACATAGCAGTATCAGAAACAAATGTAACGCCATCTGCTATGTATGCACCAGAAGTTGAGAAACTTGCATTGACAGCCATTAACTGAGCACCACCACCATCAACATCTAAAAATATTGTTGACCTAGCTGCAGTTCCTGCTGTTCCATTACTAATTCTCATAGCTGTATCAGTATTTTGGTCGTTTAAGATGGATAATTGTTGAGCTGGTGTGGTCGCACCTATGCCTACTTTTCCATCTTTCGTTATTCTCATCCTCTCATCAGAAGTACCTAGCGTTGAACCATCTGCTGCACCTCTAGTATAGAAAGTAATATCTGCGGCAAATCCTGCACTTCCATCTTGTGCTTGAGAAATAAATCCTATACCTGCTCTAGCTCTATCTGCTGTTGCAGTAGGAGTAAAAGTAATTGGCATAATATCACCAGCAGAAGTTGAGCTATCGTGAAAATGTATTCCGCCTGTTGTTAAATCACTGGTTGAAGAAGCTGTTCCTCCTGTATGTAGAATTTTACCTACAACATCAATACCAGCAGAAGTTGTTGAAATTTTAACCGAACCATTATGTAATAAATCTGTAGCTCCTCCATTTGTGCAACGAATGTAATCTCCTGTGCCTCCTGAATTTGCTACCCTAATATCAGTCCCTTCTAATCTTAAATTTCCAGTTCCAGCATCTTTTACATAAGAGTTAGAACCATCGTGATAAATTTCTAAATCATCACCAGCTCCAAACAAAGCTTTTGAATTATCACCTAGTTTTACATCATGATTAAATGTAGCCGTACCTGCAGCTGACATATCAAAGGTTACTGCTGATATTTCACTACCACCATCATTACCTTTAATAGTTATATCACCATCACTTGTGGTGTTTTTAATTATACCGTTAACGCCATCTATTTCTGTACTCATACTACCACCACTACGCCTTCAATTGTTATTGTTGCATTAAATGTTACAGGCCCTGCAAGAACTGCATTACCTACAATTTGGTTATCATCTACTGTACTATCATGTGTAGGTATTTGTTCTCCTGAAGGAGCATTACCGATGTATAAAATACCACCTACTTTTTCTGCTTTAGCCATATAATCTCCTATTAAGAACTAATTGTATCAACTACACTAAGCCAAAAATCACAACTATTAGCTGCAGATGATTGTGCTTTTACTACATCTCCACTCATAATAACTACCTTTGATGCTCCTTGAATTAATTCAACTGAACTACCTGCAGGAATACTTACATCTTTTATTAAGTATCTATCTGCTGAGTTGCCTTCATCAATCCACACACTAACAGTAATATTAGTTGTAAGAATGTTAGCAAGTCTAAGACCTATAATAGCATCATCACTATCAGCTGCAGCTCTAAGAGTTGTTTCTGAATTAGTAATTTGCCCTCCGTTACCTTCAAAGTCTTGTGCCATATTATTTATCTCCCATGATTTTATATATTATAACATATTTTTTACAATATGTCAAATGTTTTTTATTATTTTTTAAAGAGCAATTGCCATCGCTACTGCGAATCCATTACTTGGTTTGTTATTTATTTGTGTTTGAATAGCTGATGTTACTCCTGATAAATGGCCAAGCTCGGTATCTGTTACTGAAGCTACTGATACATCACCATTACTATCTGATACTAATGCTCGTTGTCCTGTAAGATTAGCCATTTTACTAAATGCTATTGCAGCACCTGAAGCTATACTAGCATTTACTACAGCATTACTAGCTAGTTCATCAGCTCCAATAGCATCATTAGCTATTTTAGCTTGTGTAATATTATCATCAGCAATCTTAGCTGTAGTAACTTGTAAGTCTGCAATGTGTGCAGTATCTATAGAACCATCAGTATAGTGTTCGCTATCAATAGCATCATCTGCTATTTTAGCTCCAGTAATTGCATCAGCTGCAATCATAGAACTAGCTATACCTCCAGCACCAATTACAAAATCTAATGTATTATCTGAGTCATCATATGTTACTGATATACCTGTTTCAGTATTAGAAGTAACCATTGCTCCAACTGTATCACTAATAGTTTCAGCAAGAGTAACTCCTCCAATAGTTAATGCATCTGTTTCAAGAGTACCATCTACATCTACATCTCCAGAAATATCTAAACCTACAGCAGTTAGTAATCCAGTTGAAGGATTGTAAGATAAACCTGTATCTGTTTCAATACCTTGAGTTCCAGTTGCACCATCTACAAAAGTTAAATAAACAGTTTCGTTAGTAGAGTTATTAGCTACAGCAGTTATATTAGTTGCTTCTGTAGCTGTTGCAGCATTACCAGAAATATTACTTACAACTAAATCAATTGTTCCATCACTATCTTGATAAGTTACTGCAATATCTGTTTCAGTATTACTACTAAACATTGCACCTACTGTATCTTGAATTACTTCAGATAAATCAATATTAGCTGAACCATCAAAAGATACACCATGAATTGTTCTAGCTGTTGCAAGAGCTGTAGCTGTTGAAGAATTACCTGTAAGTGCTCCAGCAAAACCTGTTGAAGTTAATAAACCTGTAGAAGGATTATAAGTTAATCCTGTGTCTGTTTCAAGTCCTTGAGAACCTGTAGCACCATCTACAAATGTAGGGAATACAGTTTCATTTGTACTATTGTTTGCTGTAATAGTAGATTCAGTTGCAAGTTGTGCAGTACCTGTAATATTGCCTACAACAAAGTCAAGTGTATTATCTGAATCATCATAAGTTACAGTTACATTAGTTTCTGTATTACCTGTTACCATTGCTCCAACTGTATCAGAAATAAATTCATTAAGAGCTACACCACCAACTGTTATTGCATCAGCTTCTAGTGTGCCATCAAAGTCACCATCTACTGCATCTATATTACCTATAAATGTAGTAGCAGTTACATTTCTAAAAGATGATACATCTTTGTTAGCATCTGCTGTTACAACTTTACTAGCAACCACTGTTCCTACAGCAGCTCCAGTATCACTATAATTTAATTCATCTGTAGTTACTGTAGCACCATCTAATATTTCTAACTCAGCTTCGTTAATATTTGCAGAACCAATAACAAAACTAGTACCAGTAATTGCTGTACCTGTTATAGCAGCTGCACTTGCACCACCAATAACTGCACCATCAATAGTACCACCATTAATATCAGGACTAGTTAATGTTTTGTTTGTTAATGTATCTGTTGTTGCTTTACCTACTAAAGTATCTGATGCTGAAGACGGAAGAGTTAAAGTAATATCACTACTAGGATTACCTGGTGCTAAAGTAGTTTCATGTGCGTCAGCTGTAGAACCTTCAAATATTAAGTTACTAGTAATCGTTGCATTAATTGCTATGTTATCTGTTGCTGCATCACCAAGAGTTAATGTGCCACCATTAAATGTAGTTGTTCCAGTAACAGTTAAGTTACCACCAACTGCTACATTACCTGTAGTAGTTATAGCATCAATATAAGCATTTTTATAATAAAGAGAAGATGTACCAAGGTCTATATCACTATCAGTAACAGGAGCTACTACACCATCAGCAATATAAAGTTGTTGCACTGCAGATGAAGATACATCTATATAAAATTCAATATGGTCATTTGCTGTATCAATTAAGACTTTGTTAAGTGGCGTTGCAATACCAGCATCACCAATAACACCTATAACTGGACCTTCACCAGTTGTACCATCATGTTTGTGACCACTAGTATTTACAAAGGCTGCTGCTAATGCGTCATACTCGTTATTAAATAACGATGCATTAATAGTATTACCATCTGCAAATGAACTCTGTCTTGTGTATGCCGCCATATTTAAATCCTTCCGCCTGGTATAAAGTCTACATAAAATCCTGAGATTGTATATGGAGATGCATTACCAGTACTTGATATTGTAAAGTTATTTGTAAATCCACTACCTACTAAATTAGTTTTTTGTTGTGGATAAAGTGTTTGTCCAAAAAGTGCTGCTCCAAAAACTGCTACTCCAAATAAAGCTGGACTAGCTAAAGTACCTATATTTGTTTCAGCTGGTTGAGGGATATTGTTGTCATCAAAATCATAACGACAAAGTAGTTTTAAATTATCATTCGCACCCTCAGCACGAATACTTGTCTTACAGTAGTATAAAGTTTTACGAACACCTGAATCTCCATAATCTAAATCAGGTGTTTTGTATTCTGCTGCTATATTACTTCCGTTAAAATTATTACCAGTATCGTGTTGATAAATAAATCCATCAGTACTAGAATGAAAATAAACTTCGTTATTATCTTCATCAAATCCTGAGTGAGTCATACGAGCACCTATACCTGTACATTCACTCCATTCGTATAAAGGAACTCCTTGTGAAGATATTTTAAAAGTTCCTAGTAATCCTTTTTGAGATATATCTCCAGTTCCATTTTTGTAATAAAATAATCTGTATTGACTTTTTTCTCTAATAACCATACTAGAAAAAGTTAAAGTTGATATGTTAGGAAATATATCATCTCTAAATATTGGTAATACTTTTCTACTAATAGAACCTAGTTCAATATCATCAATACGAGCAGTACCAGCAATAGTTCTTAATCCATCTGGAGAAAGAAAAATTAAATCTCCACCAATCTCTTGAATTGTTTTACCACTTACACAACCAATGTTTTTAGTTACCGAAGATAAAACTGGTGTACCATCAAGACCAGATAATTGATAAATACTATTTTTACAAAATATAATAAGTTTATTACGAAAAGATTTTATACCTACTATTTGGTCACCTACATCTACTGTACCTGCCGAACTACCTGTAAAATTTTCTGGTACTAATCTAGTACTATAAGCTACTTGTTGTGGATTATTTGATTGTCCTGCAACTATTAATCTTTCTGAAAATAATGTAACAAAGTCTGGGTCTACAGGAGCTGACCTATTTACTTCTTTAAATGAATAAGTATATACTCCAGCATTTGTAACTTCAATTACTATTTCAGCAACTTTATTAATTCCATCTGCTACATAAAGTTTACCGTATTGTTTATTGCCTTCATAAAGTGTAAACTCACAAAGACTTTGAGAACCTCTTGATATAGCACTTCCACTATTTAATTGAGATGCGGTAGCTCCATTTTTAAAAACTGCTGTATTACTTGCTGATGCTTGAAAATTTCCATCAACAGTTAATGTACTATCATTAGTAATACTTAAAACTAAAAATTGTTCTCCATTAACTTTTATATCATCTCCTACTGAAAAATCAGTAGTAAATGTTGTTGAACCTCCATGTGCAGATACTGTAGCACTTCCTGAACTTACTGTAACTGTTCCTGTTTGAGCTTGATAGGTATCTTTATTTATTTGTGTCCAACTATTACCGTTTGTGCTATAATAAATATTACTTCCTGCACAAGCTATTACTCCTTTGGCATATGCAAATATACCTTCAACTTGATTACTACCTCCTGTAACAGTAGATGAACCAAATTTAGTATAGCCATTAATTCTTCTGTATCCACCATGGATAGATGACTCAAAGTTATTAAGTCGTTGAGCTACTCCTGGAGTTCTAAAAAGCAAAGCGGTACTTGAAACTAAATCTAATCCGCCCTCACAGTTTATCGATATACCTTGTTCTGCCATACTTTAAAAAAATTTTTAATTACTTCTTTTGTATTTGTTTTATTCCAGGGAGCTGGTAGCTTTACCTGTTTCTTTTTATTAGACATATACGCTACGTCTATCATCCATAGTTTCTGGAAAAGGTTCTAATAATTGTTCTCTCATACTTCTTAAACCTTTTTGATATTCTACTTCAGCTAGTTGTGCTTGTGACATATTGTCTTTAAATTGATGTACATAATATCTAGTCTTTGCTAAAAGAACAGATGTATATTGTTTTGGAAATACTACTGTATCCCCATGTGCTGATAGTTCAGTAGGTTGACTATAAGCATAAAAATAAATTTTATATTTACCATCAGGTATAGGAGATAAACCAAGTTTATTATTTTCTGGAACTCTTATAACTCGTTTAGGTATTCCATAAGTTTGAGAACTACTTTTATCTCTTGACTCTTCTATTCCATATAATCTTTGCCAGTTATTTATAGACAGTGGCTGTAGTCTGTGAATTTCAAATGGAGCTGTTTTACCTGTTACTCCTTCTTCAGTTACTATTATATTTTCCCAATCAACAAAACTATACTCATTTGCAATTGTTTGAGAACTTCTTAAATCATACCATCTAGTGCCAGAGGCAGTTTCAATATTAGTATTACCATAATAGTTATTAGATGGGTCACCTGCACTTAAAAAACTCCACTTGTCTTCTGCTGTGCAAATATCAAAGTATGCTCTGTTAATAGCATCTTTAATATATTTTTGTATACCTGTAGCTGCAGTAAAAGTAACAGTAGTTAATTCTACTTCATTAAGTTCTCTAATAATAGTATTAGTTAAATCTAAATATGTTCTAAATGGAGCAGCCATTTGTTACCTTTAATTATTTTTCGTCTTTGTAAAAAGATGGAGTACCCATCTCAGCTTTATCGCAATTTCTTCTTAAATCCATTTGACCATATTGTCTTGGATATTTATCTTTACCATAATCACAAGAAGCCACATTATCGCCTTCTTTTATAAAAGGTAAATGTTCTGTTACAACATCAGCGTAGTCAATTCCGTTTTTCATTTTTGGCATTTTAAAATTCCTTTATGTATATAAAAGAAAGGGCGAACTTAATCGCCCCTTCTAATTCTTTAGTATTAGTCAATACTATAGTGTGCTGTTACGAGAGCGTCGTCTCTTAATACAGCTCTTCCATAAACATGTAATCCTCTTACGATGTCACCGAAAGTATCAGTGTCTCTTAGAGTCTCAATGTTAAGGATAGATTGAGCCGTAGCAGTAGAACTAATGTGACCAGCAATTACTTTGCCGTCAGCATTAGCTACAGCAATGTTATTAGATTTATACATTTTAAATCCTCTAATCATTCCTGATGCTACTAGTCCGTTACGAACTCCGCCTTCACCTTGGTTAAAGTCAGCAGACATTAACTTAGAATCTTCAGCAGCTAGTTCCTCGTAAAACTGAGGGTTTGCTACAAAGAAACGTCCTTCTTCTGGAATACTAGATTCATCTAGTTTTCTAGCAATTCTAGACATTAAAGTTAGTGGAGTGATTTCACCTGAAGCGTAACCAACATCGATTGAACCTGAACCATCAAATACTCCAGCACCTAAGTGAGTAGCTGAATCAGTACCCATTTGGTTATCTGGAGATGATGCAGATGCACCGTCAGCCATTGCTTCAAGGACTTCAGCGTCCATTGTGTCTTTTAGTGTGTAAGCCGCAGAGCTTGCGCCTACTGATGCAAAGTTGATATGAGAAAGTCTTTCCTCAATGTCATCAACAATAAACTTAAATGAGTTTGCTTTGTCAATAACAAGTGTCAACTCTTGGTCAGTAAGGTATTGTTTTGTAGTAGAAGCGGCACGAGTATATGCTGCGACAGTGACAGTAGGCTCTTTGATGATTTTTACAGTATCACCAAAAGCAGCTATTTCACCTGCATAGTCCGTGTTTGTAATAGCTTCAATTACAGATGCTTTTCTAAAGAAGTTTTGAATCTTCTTCGAGAAAATTTCAGGAACGAAAAATTCATTCGTTTGACCTGCAGTACCTGCATTAAAGTTATTGTTACCAGCTCCACCAGCATTTTGAAATACAGCCATAGTATTTCTCCTTTTCTAGTTGAGTTTTAGTTGTTTAAAAAAAACAGCTTTGTAACTTAGTAAGTAGGATTTCCTGAACCACCTATTTTTCTGTTAGACGTATCATCAACGACACGACCATCAGACATAGCTTCCATTATGGATTGTTCATTCTTATCAAACTCACGTTGCGACATTGCTGCTATCTGAGAACGAGTCCAAATCTTTCTACTGCCGTAACCTATCTCTTTACTATTTTTTACCTTTATCATTTCTGATGCAGGTATTAAATCGCCTGATATGTCATCTTTAGTATTAGATTTTAACTTGCCGACATCCTGTTTGAAGAGGTCGATTGCACGAGCTGCTAATGTTGCATTTGAACCATTACTATAAATCCAACCTTTTATTTCTTCTGGTTGTCTATCAGCCCAATCATGAAACTCATCGGATTCTCGAATCTCTGAGAAGTCTGGGTGTAGTCTTTCCAAAGTTAACTCTGCTTCCTTCATAGAAATTTCTTGATTTTTATTACGAAGAACTTTTAATTCTTCTTTTAAATCTTCAAGTTCTTTTGAAGTTTGAGTATGAGCTACTGATTCAACAACATCATATACGTCTGGATAATTTTTTCTAAACTCTTGAAGTTCTTCTGCACTCTTAGGAGCTTTATACTTAGGTCGATTAGCTCTTAGTTGTGCGTGTAGTTCTTCTTCTTTTTGTTTAAAAGTATTTACTTTAGTATCGTAATGTTTTTTTAATTCATCATACCTTTTTTTATAGTCAACTTTTTTATAAGGTTGATTTGCAGATTGGCTTTCTTCTTCTTGAGGTTGTTCAGTATCTTCTATACTTTGTGTAGAATCTACTACTACCTTAGAATTATTTTTGTAAGCCATTGTATTAGCACCTGCAAACGGTTTTGATGCATCTTCTTCCATACTATCATAATCAAGATAATCTTTCTTTTGATTATATGGATTAGCTTCTTGTTCGTCGTTCTTCTGAGAAGTAGTTCTTTTTTCTAAAAGAGGGTTCTCATTACTATCAGTCATTTTTAATCACCTTTCATTGTTATTGTTGGGGTCTTGCAAAATTGCAAGAGTAGCCGAAAATAGAGTGCCTCAGTGATTGGCAGGGTAGCTCTATTTGTAAAGCCTACTTATAAGGGTTTTTCATTAAACCGCCATAAGCAGCACTCATGACATCCGAGGGAACCATGTCATCTACTGATTCCATTTGTTGTTCATCTTGGACGTTCATATCTTTATCGTAATCATTCTCTGCTTTTGCCATCATCTTACGAAGTTTATCTACACCTAAATGTTTAACTGATTTAGCTGTAAAAACAAACTCTCCGTCTGATAGTCTTGCAGGGATTGAGTCTGATGTACCTGTTCCTGGCCCTTCGACTTCGCCTTCGCCAGTAAATTCATTTGTTGCTACTAACATCTTAGGAATTATATCTAATAATTCTGGATGCATATTAATAGCTTCTTCTAATATTTCTTCATCTTGTGATGTTAACATAGATGTATCTACAGTAACATCTAAATCTTCCATGGTGTCTTCTTCTTCCATATCAGGAATATCATCCATCATTGAATCTGTTTCTTCAACAGCTTCTTGTTCTTCCATTAAATCAATAGGCATACCTTCATCAGCTTCGCCTTGTAATTCTGGAATAACCATACCACCATCTTCATATGCACGATAACCTGGGTCATCATACACTTTTTCTGTAAGTCCACCAGATAAACCACCTGTAGCATATCTAGCTCTAGCTGGGTCAAACATCATTTGAGGTTGACCAGCCATTCTTACTTCATTAGGTACACTAGGATTATTTAATCCCATAGTTGGAGCTTTTTCTTCACCAATGTTTTCTTCTGGAGCTTTGTCCATAGAAGCTGATTGTTGTGCTCCTGGTACTCTGTAAAGTGCTGCGTATCCTGGTGTTGCCATTATAATTTTATTAAACCTGTTTT